ACTTAGATCCCAGGCAGGTAAAACGTCTGCAAGACGAGCCTGACATCCTTAAGTTAGGAGGTGAAAAGAAAGAAGCTACTTTTTTATTCACAGATGTTAGGGGTTTTACTTCTATGTCTGAGAATCTAGAGCCTGAAGAAGTGACTTATGTAATGAATAAAGCGTTAACGGCACAACAAGAAGCAGTACAAAAACACGGTGGGATGGTAGATAAGTACATAGGGGACGCGATGATGGCCATATTTAACGCTCCATTAGACTTACTTCATCACCCCAGGATAGCTTGTGATTGTGCAAGAGATATAGTTTTAAATATGAAAGAACTGAATAAAGAACTAGAAGCTGAGGGACTTCCCCCCATTGCGATCGGAATCGGCGTAAACACCGGTGAAGCTGTAATAGGGAACATGGGCAGTGAATCACGGTTCGACTACACAGCAATTGGAGATGCAGTAAACTGCGGTGCACGCCTTGAATCAGCAACAAAAGAAGCGGGCGTAGACATACTTATAGGTGAAAAAACTGAGTCTTTATGTGGATATTATCTACAAGAGCTAGATCCAATGCCTGTAAAAGGTAAGGCAAAACCTTTGAGAGTCTTCACATTTATGGAATAATAGGACACGGGAGGAAACTTATATGATGTATTTAAATATATTTATGTGGATAACGGCTATTATTGCTATTGCTTCTTTAATAGCAGCTGTAACTCCAACACCTACATCTACAACTTATTTAGGTAAGCTATATAAAGTTATAGATTGGTTAGCTTTAAATGTTGGTAAAGCAAAAGATAAAGCTAAGAAGAAGTAACTATGGCTAGAAATTACCGTAACGAGTACGATAAATATCAAGGTAGCCCTGCTCAAAAGAAAAGAAGAGCACAGCGTAACAAAGCCAGGCGGGCTGCGTTACGTGCTGGCACAGTAAAAAAAGGGGATGATAAGGACATACACCACAAAGATGGTAATCCTTTTAATAACTCTTCAAGTAATACAGTTGTGCGACATCAAAGTCACAATAGATCCTTTGCGCGTACGAAGACGGCTAGGAAGAAACGGTAGTAGGGTCGAATTGACCTAATTCAATAAGTTTAGTTCTATTACTTAAGTGTGCAGCTTCTACTGCGGTTTTGTTTTGTCCAAAGTAAGGGACCGCTAAGAATTTATCACACATGGCCTGGTTTATATCAACGCCGTCAACTACTACTGTACCTAACACACGCCCATACTTACCTTTAGAATCTTTGAGTTCAGTTCTTATAACGACAGAACCACTGCTAACAGCATCTGAAAGAAATTTCCCAGCCATTTTTCCACGAACTTTTTCGTCTTTGTCACGAGTACGTGACTCGGGAGTATCAATAGCATATAAACGCACCCTAGACTTATAAAGAACAGAAAAACCAAGATCGAGAACAACATCAATAGTGTCCCCATCAACCACTCGTTCAACAGTGCAATTATATTCGTACATTTATTCTTCCAAGAATGACCTTCTAAGTTTTGTAAGATACCAGTTTGCTTTATCAAGGTCTTCCTTTCCTCCTTTGTTTTCGTATCTCCACAAATACTTTAACATATTTCCTTTTAAATAGCCTCTAAATGCTTCTTGTGACATGGATGCTTCAATTGCATCTATGCATTCAATACCACCATCATTATAGTGTGGGGGGCTATTAACCATATCAATCTCTTTCATCGGTTCCTCCTAAACGTGAGTTTAGTAAAAAGACTGCTTGTTCAAATTCCATAGCGTCTTCTAAAAATGTTTGTTTGGTATATTCGTTTACTTTGCCAAAGTTATAGCCCACTTGTACAACTTTATCTTCGCAACCTGCTAGTACGTACACGGACACCTGATTATTTACCTGGTTTGTAAGCCAAAGTTCTTGTTGTTTAGATAGACCAAAGTCTATTTTTGACGTATCTCGAGCTGGGAGCTTAGGTTTGTACTTATATTCTACAAAGCACATTCCAACAGGGCCAGAGTAGTAACAATCAGGCACACCTCCATGGTAGGGGTCGTTGATTTTCCACTTGTAGATATTAGTAGATAAAGATTTATTAACTTTTTTTATAAAGCCAGTTTCATTCACGGCTTTAGGATACCATAAAAAGTACATACACGCTGCGACACTATATGACGCAGCATGTACGCACAGTTACTTACGCTCCAGGAGCTGGCTGTTTGCCAGATACTGATCCGTAGACTTTCTTAGCTAGTTCATAGTCATCGTCTGTGACCCAGCCTTCTTTCATAACACTAAGGTTTTGAAATTTTTGTCCGGCTCTATTCTGTGTACTTACAGCAGAAACCTTCCAAAGTGTAGAAAATCTATCGCCGCCAAGTTGAGCAATCTGCGTGTTCCATTCACGAGATACTCTCAACTTAGAAGATGCAAAGTCCATAAGGAACGGAGTAGAATTAATCTCTCCTGTCTTTTCATCTTTGCGAATCAATAAGTGAGACTGAGTTTGGATTATTTCAAAATCATCTGGACTACCGTCCTGTGTAGAAATGATTTCATCCGCATCAGCCTTTGACGCGCAACTAGCAACAAGTCCCCCACCTTTTTCACGCTTTCTCCAAACGACAAAGTCTTCGGTGAAATGTACGTTAATAACGTATATTTCTTTACCGTAGATCTCGTTGGTTACAGTGTTCAACAGATCACCGGGTTTAGCACCTTCAACATAAGCGTCGTGATTTTGGTCGACTTCGCTATTCATTTGTTGAAGTAGTTTAACCCTAGGGGTCTGTAGGTGTTGGGTAGAAACGTTTTCGTTTCCAAGGCCCGTCGCCTCTTTAACGTGCGCTGGCACGGAGCTAGAGACTAAGGATACAGCTGTATTTTTTTCTTCAGCCATGGTTCACCTTCCTTCTTTCATGGTTAATATTCACTTACTTCGATAGTTAATCTTAGTAAGCTCCGTAGACTTTACTCCTGGGACGGAACCGTCCAATTGTAAAGCCTCCCTATAGGAAGTAGCGGACATACGTTTTTGCAGTAGCTCAAATCGACCAGTGTCAATTATGTGCTTATGCAATACATCCCAGTCCTCTACAGTAGGTACAGTTTCTACTTTTTTCGAAATTGTACATACATCGCTCGCAATCTGGTCGAGACCTTGCTCTTCCATTTTGTGAATGATTTCACTATCGAGATCGTTTTGACGTAGCTTTAGGACTTTCTCCTGTTCTTGTAGTGATTTAATTTCACCACGTACAGAAGCTAATTCATCCATTAGCTGATTCAAATTTTTTTCTTCAGACATAGTTTCTTTCCTCCATTCGTCTTTAAAATCTTCAATGTTTTTCATTACATTCCTCCTGATTATGTAATTTGTTTAAGATGTGGAGAAGATTCTCCATTTTGCCTAATTTACCATCAAGCTTTTCATACACTGTTTCTTCCCAGGTATTACGAGCGGCAATTAGAATTGTTTCAGTTTTACTTGTTTGACCGGACCTATGTATACGTCGGTTAAACTGCTGAAAATGTTCTGCATTATAGGTGGGACTGCACCATATGCATGTAGTAGCTTTTGTTAGTGTTAACCCGTGGCTGGCGGACTGTGGATGTGCAAACAGTACTTTTATTTGTCCTGCCTGGAACCGTTGTACAATATCAACACGTTTGTGAGCGTCAGTTTGACCATCAATAACTTCGTAGGTAAAACCTTTCTTCTCAGCTAGTTCTACTAGAGCATCACGCTCGTGACGCCAATTGAATGCAACTAAGCTGTGTTTACGTACATCTAATAGATCTATAATCATGTCATATCTATGTTGATGAATGTATTTAGCATCTCCTTGTTCATCGTAGACTGCACCTGAAACAAGCTGTAGTAGCTTCTTAACACGTGCTCCAGCGTTAACTGCGTTAATTGTGCCTTGTTTTGTGTATAAAACAGACTCCTCTGCTAGGGTCTTATACATGCGCTGTACGGCGGGTGTAAGGTCTGTATGCATTATTCGAGTTGTATTGTCAGGCAAATCTATACAATCTTCTAAAGCATAACGAATGTTTATGTCACTAAGTTGATGGGCCACGGTCTCTTCTATACCTGGTTTGTCGATCCATTCATTAGCAAAGCCATTAAACTTTGGAGTGCATACTTGGTGTCTAAAGGAATAATAACGTTCTCCTAGACGTTTACCGTCATCTACACAAAGGGTTGGATGCCATACATCTAAAATAGTATTGGTATTAGGAGTACCAGACATAAAGATCCTAGTATCAAAATGTGACACAATCTTTCTAAGATTTTTGGATCGTTTTGAATCCTTGTTTTTAAAGGCTGTGAATTCATCAACCACCAATGTATTGAATCTTTTAAGTAAGTGTGGATTTTTAAATAGAAAGTTGACAGCTTCGAAGTTAGTGATGACCATATCAAGGTCTTGGTTGGCGAATATTTTCTGGCGGTTCTTAGCATAAGCTACTCCATAAGTTAGTGTGGGTTGAAACTTTTTAATGTCGTCTACCCAAGCTGCTTCAAGTATAGACAAGGGGGCTATAACTAAAGTAACACTATCGGTTTGGATAATAGCGTCTAATACAGAGCGTGTTTTACCTGTGCCAGGGTCAGATGTAATTAAACATCTAGGGTTATTGAGAATAAAATCGGTGGTTTGAGTTTGATGGGCGTAGGGCGCCAGTGAATCTAATTTCATATTTAATCCTGTATTTAGTATTTATTACTGTATTTATTACTGTATTTATCATTTCATTATACTTTATTTCATGCCGTGTTGACAGTGTGGGTACTCTCCTTCTTTATATGAACACCACTTACAATTGTAATTGGATGGGTTCGGAGGAAAGTTAGTAGCCGTTGTCATAGTTACAGCTCGCTGATGGAGTTTAGGCATGAATAACATAGCCTCATCTCTAGTATAAGCTTGTAAAGTTGTTTCACTTTGATCTAGGTACCACAACTCTGTTTGTACATGTTGTAGTTCTGGGTATCTAAAGAAACTACCTATTGCATAAGTTAATGCTTGCTGAGCATGTGCAATCTCATTACCAAACTTTTTACCTGTTTTGTAATCAATAACGCGTGCTGATGTTTCATCCTCATGGACAATTGCATCTAATTTAATACGCGCCCAGGTAATAGGTTCTAACCAACCGCAAGGTTCCCAATCAACTGTGAACCCCCACTCTCCTTCTAGTTCTACTTTCGCTTCTATGAAGAGTGCTCTAAGTACTTTAAATTGACTCTCAAATTTTTTTAATTCTTGTGGGAATTCACCAAGAGTACCATTTACATAGTCTTCAGCTTTCTGATGGATTTCACTACCACGTGCTGCAGCAGGGCCAAAGTCTTCTTGTACTTTTTTTACCTTAGCAATGTAGCTGCGATAAGCGCATGTTTCAAAGGTTTTTAGAGTCGAGTGTGACCAAGCTGGTATGAGTCCCAACTCCTTTGGGGCGTCCGTTGCTATTACATTCTCTAGATCTGGACGCTTGTCTTGTACAAGCTTTGACATATATTAGTGTGTCGCTGTTTTCCTAGTAAGTTCCATGTCTTTCTTATCGAAATGTTCGTTAAGTACAGACTCTTTTACTTCTTTATCTAAAAGCCAAGTAATGAGAACTCCTCTTGGAGCAGCTCTGTTTTCGCCTTCTCCCATTCTTTTACGAGTGGTAACAATGCTTAACCTACTCATGGCCTTAGTAAAGTCCCTAATAGATAACACTTTTTTGTTATCAGTTAATACATCATACACTACTTTTAGATGCTGCATAGGTATTATGGTTTCTTCTCCTGACGTAGCAATCCAATTCTTAATGTATCTTTGTGATGTACTTATACCACCTGCGTCAAATGTGTTTGTAAGCGGTATATCTAAAATTTCTAAGAAATACTCTAAGTTGTTTAGTTTTATAGCGTTTGCGAACTCTTCTAAGACTGACATACTGACAAGCTTCATATCACGCTTAGCATCATTATCTAATGCAGTATGAGCCATACGTTCATCTACTTGGAACTTTTCTAAAAGACCTGCAAATAAATACAACTCTTTATCCAGATCTCCTAGACGTGTAAGTAATTCAGGGAAAGTCTTTTCTAACTTACGTTCTTGCCTGGGGGCTACATTGTAACGTCTATCGCCATCCTCTATTTTGACGGCGTCAGCTCTGTTAGTAAGAAATAAGAAGTTACAAAAGCTGGGCAGCTCTACCTGGTTTGCACGCATAGCACGCACAGTTAGTGTTGGTTCTGTAATTTGATGCTTTAACTTATCTGCCATACGTCCTATGTTGCCGGAATCTCCCATACGAAATTCATCAACTACTAAGAATAGGGCCATACGCATGTATAAATTAAACTGCTCTTCTATATTTTCTAACGAACGCATAGGGACTTGTGCTTCACCAAAGAGTGGTTTAAGTACTTTATGTACAAACAACCCTTTACCCGTGCCCGGAACACCTGTAAGTATCCATGCAGTCATAGTTTTTTGTTTCTTTTGGTAGATATAAGCTAACCAATTAATGAAGTGTTCTGTTTCTAGTACCCCCCCTCCGAGGATCTGTTGACATAGTTTGTAAGAAAGAGGGACATATTTATTAAAGTTTTCTGATTCTCCATATTTGATTTCAGGCAACTCTTGTTCTGCAGCTAACATGTATTGTGTCTTTCTAAATAGATTAACGTAATACGGAGCTGTATCCATCTGAATACCTTTACCTGAAGCTGGGTCAAACACAACTTGAGCATCCGGTACATAGTCTGGCATTGGACGATTGTGTGTACGCATAAACCCTTCCAGGGATCCTTTTTGTGTAGGTGTAAGTGGAAAGTCATCGGTAAACTGTTCTTTACCTTTATCAAATACACCGTTATAAAAAGTATCTGTGTAGTAATCTCTAAGTATTACTGGTCTTGCGTCTCTTCCTCCTTCCATTTCGTCAGCAAAGGTGTCGAATATGCTTTTGTAGAATTCTGGATCTGCTTTCTGTATCTCAAATACAGGCTCACCTTTAAAATTGTACATATAGTGAGGGTTGGTAAGAATGAAATAATAGGCACCGCTATCTCCTCCGTTTATATTGCAGTTAACATAAGGTTCACTAACCCTACAGACTTCAATTGTCATTCTGTCTGGGTTCTGCAAGACTTCTTGAGCCTCGCCTCCTACGTTAACTGTAGTAATACGTTCGGCTTTCTTAGTAAGTCCTGCTTTTTTACGTAAACCATCTTTTATTTGTACACCTAAATTGTGTACTTTCTCAGGATTAACATCCTTGAGTAATGGAACTATGTCCACGGTCGGTTCACCACGAGTGATACATACAAACCTGTCTCCCGCGATCGGGTCTTGTAAACCCACAAACTTAGGTGGCGCTATATAGATTAACTTTGAATTATCAGCAAGACTGACATCTAAAGGGTAGGCTATACTCTGACCGTTGGCTGAAAGATTTAATTGATTCGCAAGAAAATCTATTTCGTAATTTAAAGTCCTGAACCACTCTTTTAATACTTTTGGATACACAGGGTATTTAAGTAAAAAGAATAAATGCATAGAAACTTTATTACCTTTTAAGCCCAGGGACGCAGATGCTTGTGCAATGTAACTTACATCTTGAAACTCCGGGGGCAGATAGGTAACAAACTGCTCAGCAATAGTTTGTATATCAAACTCGCTTAGTGTTGATTTAGTAGATGATATTGGGAATTCAATTCCATCAAGATCTAATACAAGTAAGTCTGTTTGAGCGGCCCTATCTGTAAGCATCGCTCTTGATTCGTTTTTTAACTTACGTTTAAGAAGCCCTTTATGTAGTGCAGCTCCTTGCTTTGAATATTGTTTTAATAAACTGAAAAATTCTTCAAAACCCTCTTCGGTTTTGTCAAACTTGTGGTGATGTGACGTAAAATTCTTTACTAGTGGGTAGGGCTTTTTCCCTTCTAACGATATCTCTTTGACTAATCGTTGTTTAGCCTTAAGAAAAACAACTTCCATAATTTAACTCCCTCTTCATTTATTTTCTTCATAAACTTCCTTTCGGTCTATTCTAATATTAGGGTCAGCTTCAAAAGCTAACTTAACCTGTTTGGTGCCGAGGGAGGTAACAACAATTTCACACAAGATAGCATCTGGTGAATCCTTATCATAGATAACAATACACTCTTGCTTCTTTCTCGTTAGTATGAGATTGCTCATTTATTTGTCATAGACTTCGCTATAACCTCCTTCAGCATCTAACGGTAACTTTTCACACCACTCAGGTGGACTTTTCATTATAGCCATAATTTTGTCTAACGTCACTTCTGGGTTATCTTTAGGTCCAGTGCATATGATTTCATCATGCACCGTTAAGACTACATCCAATTCTGGCAATTGTTTTTTAATCGCAAGCATTTGATTTGTAATAACTATTCGAGCCAAAGCCTGAATAATATTTTCACATAACCTAGGTCCGTGTGTACGTATAGGGCCTCTATTGAAACTTGATTGGTACAAAAACTCTCCTGCATTAAAAGATAAATGCGGATATTTTAAGAACATACCATTGGGTAATTGGATGGCATTATTTGATACAGCCAGGGGTCCGTACGTATTACCATATTGGGCACGGTCGATCATGGCGTATAAAAATTGTTTGCATACATTCCATAGTCTGGGAATGTTGGGATACATACCTCTGTATTGAGCAACAATACCTTGGGCTGTTCCCAGCGTTACGTCGACAGATGGTGATCCTTGTTTAAGTGTGCCTTGATATCTTTCGGCACCCATACCATAGCCAAGACCTAATATAGCTGTTTTACCTACATATCTTTCTAGCTTGTCATCTTTTGTAACAGGCTTGTTATATATTTCAGAAGCAAAAATACTGTACACATCATCTCCTGCTGCAAATGCCTCTAGTAATGGTTCTTCGTTGGCTAACCACGCTAGCATTCGAGCTT